TCGCCTTTTTACTGCTTACAAAAATGAACTAGCTCCTGACGAACAGGCAACTAAAACTGTCAAAACTCTTCAGGTTAAGGACAAAGCAGCCAAAGAAGAACCGCGTTCTTTTCCCCCTGATAATCGTTTGAATGTTAATTCAGCGACTGCTCAAATGATTGCGGATCACATCAAAGGCATCGGGCTTAAAACTGCCCGTGAGATTAAAGATCTCCAGATGTCTCTGTCGGGTGAAAGATTTAATAATCTTGAGCAGTTAAGGCAGATTAAAAGGGTTGATTGGGATTCGGTTCTTTCGGCTGATTTAATTCGCGTCTAAACCATCTCCTCTCTAATCCCCCTGGGAAACCAGGGGTTTTTTAGTTTTAGAATAAAAAGAAAAAGATAATGGCCGGTTTAATTCCAATTGGTAGTATTGCTGATCCTTCAAAAGATCCACTCCCTAGTACCGGGGCTCACCTGGATCCCAGAGTGATCCCTAGATTTGGCTCAAGAGCAGGTAAAAAGATCAATCCAGAAGAGGCAAGAAGTCTTCTTCAGAATGTCTTAGTTGGACCCAACCAAACACCTTTGGTCCAACAAACAAAAGATGGTTGGAAGTGGAATTTTCCTGTAACTAGTAAGTATGGTCCGCGTGTTGCGCCAACTGCTGGAGCAAGTACTTTCCACGAAGGTATCGACCTGGCTATTCCGACCGGCACTCAACTTGCATATAAAGGTTACGGTTCTTTTAAGCCAGAGCAGGGATATGGTGTTTTGAGTACCACAGATGCTCAAGGCAATCCTTACGACATTCAGCTTCTGCATACCGCTCCTGCAAAGGCTGCCAGCATTGGCACACCCCCCACTCCGGCTACTGTCAATACAAGTGACGCAGATAAAAGTAGGACGGAAGATATTCTGAAAGCGTTTCTGTATGGTGCTCAATCTAAAGAAACCAAAAAAGAAAAAACTCTTCAAGACGAATTGAAAGAACAACTTCTCGGTAGTGTTCTTTCACAAGCTTTAAATCCCCCTTCTTTTTTGTCTTCCTATAACGCCACGGATCCTTACATGGCAGGCTTCAATACAGGCTCAAAAGATTTCTTTGCAGGACTTTTGGGTTGATTACTTGCTTTTATAATTAAACGATAAGGAGACTCAGAAGTGCATTTAAGCGACTTCGATAAGAGTAGAGTCCGGTATCATCTGGGCTATTTCACGGTTTCGGTGCCAGCGGGTGATTACGCTCGTCTGGAAGAAGCCATGAATACGGTTCCTGATTCTTTCTTCTACGACAAAATCACAATCCAACTTGGTCGTTGTGATACCGCAGAAAAGAAAACGGAAGTCGCCACCTCTCCTTCTACTCGCCTGGAAAGCATCGCGGGGGACGTTGATCGTACGATTCGCTCCAGCAACGCCAAAGAAGCGTTAAAAGTTTGGGACGAAATTTACCTTTACGAAACCAATCGATTGGCTGGGATTCTTTACGTTCCCAACTACAAAGATCCTTTTCAAGCCAGATATCGTTACGAGCGTTCTGGCGCTGAGTTTATCCAAGCATTACCTGGTCCCGCTGACACTGCAGTGGGTTCTCGTATTTATTTACATGAGGTTTGGAGGTAACCCATGAATCGACAAAACGTTGGTCGTTCAGTTGATCAAGGCAAAATTGACCGTGCCAAAGCTCAACAAGCCGTGTTAAACGAGCTTCGAAAAGGTAACGTGATTACCGGCGCCCAGCCCGCTAATCCCGTCATCGGCGGTCTTCAAGCATTGTTTGGTGGCGCTGGTAAGGGCGCTATTCCGCCCCTGGGCGCCGCACGCCTTAAAGGCGAAGAAGTGTTGATAAACAGAGGGGGATGGGACCCAAGGCGTGCAGGTAGTGGTCCAATTAATGTTGGCGGACAAACATTCTATCCCGCTCAAAGCGGTCAAGATCTTGTTTACAAACGTGCACCTGGCTTAGTAGGTGGGCAATACGGCAGTCTTTTTTCAAGCGCTTCCGGGGAGAATCTTCCCCCACCCGAAGGGGGCGGTAAGAAAGACATTGAAAACCGTGACTATGAAAATAAAAAGAGACTTGCTGCTCAATTAGCAGCACAAGACCAGTTAACAAAAAAATATCGTGTTGCGGATTTGACAAAAGCGTACAACACCGCCAAGGGTGAAGAGAAAGAAAGGCTTGGTCTTGAAATCTGGGCAACGACAAATCCACAACTGGCCGCAAAACTTAAGCCGGGTCAACTTGGCTACAGTGAAGCCGTCAGCACATTTCAATCACAAAGTCCCCTGGGCGCATTTGCCAAAGCCGCTGGCGACATGCAGTTTGCAAATAAGTTAGGTGAGGCAACCTTTGCACCTGGCGCCTCGGCAGTTAATGCATTTGAAGTAACAACACCACTTACCGGTGTTTCTTTTACTCCTCCTTCTCAAGTTGGCATTAGCGAAGCCTTTAATGCAGCAACCGCATTCCCTGGAGGCATAGAAGCGTTTACTGATCCGCTTAAATTCCTTAAGCCTGATCTTACGCAAACCCAGCAAGCCTTGTTAAAACAGGCTTTTAATCAAGCCTTAAAATAGGCGTTTGATAAACTAAGTATCTGGCCTCTTGTAAATGAAGTGTAAGTCCAGCCAGCTGAACACGAATCTCTGTATTTACGGGAGTCAGCGTAGTTGCTTTAATCCAATGATTCTTTGTCCTAATTTTGTCAAACGCTTGAGTGCTGCCTTAAGTTTGGTTGTTTCTCTTCAAACTGTTTTTACTCCCGGCCTCAAAGCAGAGTCAAATTGGGTAGGAGAATAAAGGAGTTCAAAGTATGTCCTTAAATGATGCCGCTAGTATTGTCGCAAGGAAGTTGAGAGCGCAAGGCTTTACTCCTGCGCAAACAGCGGGTGTCCTTGGGAATTTTAAACAAGAGTCTGGTTTTAATCCTCGCGTAAATGAGGGTGGCTTTGTGGGCGCCCCTAAAGGACGAGGTGGATTTGGCCTTGCCCAATGGACGGGCGGTAGGCAAAGTGCCCTTGTGAATTTTGCAAAGAAACGAGGGGCAGATCCGGGTGATCCGAATTTACAGGCTGATTTTCTTCTGTATGAATTGGCTGGACCAGAGAAGGCTGCTGCAGCCTCCTTGCGTCAAGCACAATCTCCAGAGCAAGCTGCTTTGGTTTTCCGAAGAGATTTTGAGCGAGCCGGCATCCCCAAGGACGAAGTTCGCATGAAGGCTGCACGGCAGTTACTGCCTGCAATTGATGCCCTTGGAGCATCCCAAACCGCCGTGGGCCCAGCACCTACGGGCCAAAGGTCTGTTGAAGAAATTCTTTCTTCTTCCCTTGGCCTGGGAGGAAAGTCTGGTCTTGATGATGCCAATGCAAGATCGCAAGGGCTTTTAGGCTCGGTTCGAGATACTCTGCTTAAGTCGGTCTTGTCTACCATTGTCAATCCGACAAACCTAATTGGATTACCGTAATGGCACGTTTCTCTGAGTACTTGGAACAATACCCTGGGATTTTGCCGGGTGATGTCAAAGGCCCAACTTTGTTTGAGCCCCCTGCTGACGACGGTTCTTTTTTTCAAAAGTTTCTTGCGCTTCAGACAAATCCCAGCGCGGCACTAATGCAAAAAATGAATCTGCCCGATAGGCTGAAGCAATTCATGTCAATGGGTGGCATTCAATAAGGCTATAATTAACAAAAAGCTGGATAAGAAAATTGGCCTCTACATCCACAAACAAACAACCATTGCTTGTCGACAGGCCTCTGTTTGACTCTGTTCGCGTAACAACGCAGACGGTTGGTAGCGCTGCGTCCAATACTTTATTTGTACAAGGGGGACAAGCTCCTTCCATCCTGGTGGACATGGACGCCGCCTTAAGCGAAGACAACAATAATGGGGGCGTTGTTGATTCTATTACTATTGTTCGTAACGATTTTACTCGATCGGCGGATTACACCGTAAACGCCACAACTTCTGGCACCGTCATTTCTTTAATTAGTGGTCAGATTGTTAACGTTACTTCAACTGGCATTTTGACTGGTCTTGCCGCTGCAAGTGGCGTGGGATATTACACCTATACCGGTGCAACTACCCTGACCGGCATTAACACGGCACTTCAATATTCTGGCGGTGCGGCAACAGGCTTTAGTTATAACGGTGTTGCTCTTGGCTACAAGCCTGCCGTTACTTTTGCCTTTTACCACACTCGCGGCACTACGACACCCATCCCGGCATCTGGTGACTATCGCCTCTTGTTTTCCAAGACGGTTCCAGCGGATAGCGGTGTTGTTGACTGCTCTGATGTCATGCCTCAGCTCGCCACTCCCGTTGCTCAGGCAGGTAACACAAACGGCCTTGGCGCTGGCGCCCCTCTTCGCAATCGTGGTGTCTATTTAGAGCGCGGCGATCGGATTTATGTTGGCGTTTTCCCGGATGGACCCAACCCTTCTGGTTATACATCTGGCGCCCACATCATTGCGCAAGGCGGCTTCTTCTAACCATGGCATCAAAAAGTGGAGGTTCTTTCGGGACTTTCGCTCGCTCTGAAGACTTTGGTCCCGCAAAAGTAAAACCAATTCGCACTGAATTCTCCAAGGGTTCAGTGCCTGACTCCATTTACGCAACAAACAGAGAAGCTGCCTGGTCTCGTTGGCGGCGTGGATTTGAGCTTTATTGCAATACCATCGGCATTGTTGAAACATATACGTACCCGTTTGATTACACAATTCCGCTTCCCCCTGGAACCGTAATTCCCCCAGGTTCTAATCCACCCAAAATTCCAGGTATCTTTCAAGGATTCCCAACGCCGAATAAAGAACTTGGCATGCACTGGGCTGGTGTTCGGGTAGCAGGAAGTTTGCGATTTGACAACGTTCGTGACAGCACAGGAAGCCCTTCTGCCATTGCTTCTGTAACAGAAGATCAAGACTATTGGTATGTGCAGCTAACAGGCAGCTGGAGCGCACTGACGCCCCTTCCCGCCCCGCTCTATATCAAACCCGTTGGTCCAATTCCAGCACAGTATCCAATTAACGGGGAAATTCTGGAAGATCGAATCGTTTCCGTTGGCGGTACGCCGATTAACTCTGAAACAATAAATCCTGCCACACAGACTCGCTATGGCTACGTGCAAGCGGTCTTGGTTTCCACGGATGAAGTTAACGGAATTTTAAAACTGCAAAAACAAGGTTCTGTCGAGTCGACTCCAGATGGTGTTCTTACGACACCTGCGACACGTCCTCCGAACGTTGGACGGTACTTAATGACAGGAACTCGATATTGCTGCTCTTGTCAAGATTTTACGCGGCGGGATTACGCGTACATGATGGGCCTTGGCAACGGAAATCAGAAAATTTTCCCTCGTACCAGGGTTTCAACTGTGAAACCCGGTAGATATGAAGTCATGACCCTCGATGGGCGCGTGGATAATAGTGCCATGACCAGCGCAAAGGTTAATCGCAATATGCAGGTTGTTTCTCCTGCAGCTCAATACAATGTTCCTCCGACTGTTACGCCAAACACTTCAACAGTCCCTGGAACCTTACGAGATAATCCTGGTGTATTTAGAGATTTTGGTAGAACTTATTTAAGAAACACCCCACTTCCTTCACTAGAAGGTGCACGAGCTGAAGGTCCTGTTCTGTTTGAAGATTACACCACTGTTCGAAATCCAGACGGGTCTTTTACCATTACGTCGCTTACTGACAACTGGAGTCCCCTGCTAGATGAGTTGCGTTATTGCAAACACATTTACTGTTTAAAATTTAGTGAGAAAGTATTTCCACCAGAACCTTCCGACATTCCTGTAGAGATGGGAAGCATTGCCGCGTGGGAAGAAAAACTGGTTGCAGATTCGTCTCGCGAAACTCGACGGGCTGTTTATGACGTGGCAATAAAAGGTCTGTCCATGATGGATGTGCCTCCTTATAATTGCCAAGCTCCAATGATGATGCCAATGATGCAAAAACTATTTAATGTCCCTTCTACTTTTGTGCGCATGAGTGGTTTCACCATGTACGATAAAAACGGAACGCCATATGTTCCTTCTCAGGGTGGAGTCCCAGCAGTTTAATGGCCGGTTTTGGTGATATCGTAGACGGAACTTTTTTCTTGTCTCAGGAACAAATTGAAGTGCGTCAATACGGCTTTAGTCCCATTACAGCAAGTGGGATACCCACCATTTATCACGTTGGTGATGTGGTGAATCTTCCCTACGCTTCTGGGGAGATCTCTCCGATGGATGCAATGGGCTTAGCCTGGGGTGCCTTCTCCAGTGGCATTGTTCCTGAATAGTATAAAAAATATTAATATTGTATACTTACATTAAGTCTTACGAGACTTATTAAGGTTTTCTTTATCCCTTGCACCCTGGTATCCCGAGCGGTTATGGTCGGGTTAATCCAGCTCATCTCAGTCATGTCCTATCAACCGCCTGTAGATCAGCGGATAGTAGACGAATATTTCAAGCTGATCTCGAAACAAAAAACAAAAGAAGTTGGGTGGCTTTATGCCATGGTTGCGACCTATGGCGTAAAACCAGAAGATCTTGTTGGCTTTGAGTGGGAAATCCAAAGCCAGCTCCAGCTTAAAAACAAAAAGAAACTTGTTTCCCCGCTGCACCCACAGTGGGTTTTGCTTTTTGAACTCAAAGAAAAACAGCCCCGCAATTTGCGGAGCTGTTGGTCGACCCTTCAAGCTTCGTTGTATCAGGCCATTGCGTATCAGAAAGTGTCTTTAAACATCACTGATTTGCTTTTGGCCCATCGTCTACGAAAGAACCACTATCAAAACTTCAAACGGAAGAAGGCATCAGTCCCTGTTTTTGCAGGTGTTTCCTAACCTTCTCAGTGTTCCAGCGATAGCTGTCACGAGAGCGGGTTTCCGGAAATGCTGCGTAATGCGGGCCAAGCTTCAGCGTGCCATTGTCGCGATACTTGAAAAGTGTTTTGCGGTCAATGCCGAGGAGTTCTTCGGCCCTTTGGACGGAGACCCATCCTCTGATTGTGGTCATGGCGCGGAAAAAACGCGTGCCCTCATACGGTATCCGATCAAATGCAGCTGTCAAGCTTCTTAATACGAAGTTAATCTTTTGGTTGTGCTTTGATACAAATGTGGGGAAATTAAAATAAGATAACGGCAACTAAAGAGTATGTTCAGTTGTGAACAGGATCCCCTCGCCCTGCTCATTGAATTAACTCCAAAGTTAGCAAAGAAACGTTATCGACAATCTATTTACGAAGCCTGGGACCATTGCTGCGGTTATTGTGGTGAACCGGCAACTTCTTTGGACCACATCATACCAAGATTTAAATCTGGCTCAAGTTATCGAAATAATTTGCTTCCCGCTTGTCGTCGCTGCAATTCAAACAAAGCGAGTTCAAAGATGGAAGATTGGTATACACAACAGGCCTATTTCAGCGAAGAGCGGTTTGCCCGCATCCAAGCCTGGATATCAGATGATTTAGTAAGCCTGCTTTCTTATAATGTTGATATATTGGTTCCAAATCTTGCGGCAGGATAATGCTTTACTACTTTAATAATCAGTGGAGAAAGCAGTATGAAGATACAAACAATAGAACGAATTATCCAACGGATTATCCCGAATATTACACAGAAACACGCCGCGACAGCGACGGCAATTACGAATGGGCCAGGGATGAGACGGGGGATGTTATTCGCCGCCAGGGAGAAGACGGTGAGATTTATCTTGTTCCAGCCACATTCACTGTGGCAAACGAAGAAAATATTGCCTTAAACCGAGCACACAGAGAGATTAACGAAAAAAATAGAGTCCTTAACGAAGCAAATGCAAAAAAGAATGCAATTTACGACAAGGTTTTATTGCAAGCAACAAACACAAGGGGCGGTGATTATCTTGCCCAAAAAGCGGCGTTTCAAAACCTAAGCAGAGAAGCCAAGGACGCAGGGTTCAACGATACTCAAATCAATGAGCTGTTTAATGCTTACAACGAGTTTTATAAAGCGGAAAAAATAGGAGCAGGATGGAATGTTGACTTGGGCTCCAAGCCTCCGGCTGGGGACTTTGATCCCAACTACTACCTTGCACAAAATCCACAAGTTAAGGCAAAGTGGGATGAAGCGGTAAGGCAAGGCGATCTCGACATCCTGGCACAATACAAAGACCCTAAAACGTTTGCGCTTTCTGATTACACCTTTGTTGGCAAGCCAGCTGGCAAACGTGGAAATAAAGAACAAGAACTAACAGAAGCAAAACAGTACCTAGAGAAAAAGCCAACCGATTCCGACATTCAAGGAATTAAAGACAAACAGCTTGGCATTACTTATGAAGCCTTAAAAGAAGTAAGGCCTGGCACTGAATTAGAAGAGATTGCGTCGGAAGAAATCGGTGCAGACATTGTTAAAAAAACAAAACAATTTGGCGCCTTAACCCAAGATGTTTTAAAAGACACCATAGAAGAGATGCAAAAGGCAAAAGCACAGGAGCAGCTTTTGTCGATGATGGGCGGCCTCCCCGGATTCCAGGAAATTTTAAATATTAATCAAACGCTGAGCGATTCAATTCTTGGCGATTCCGGCGTGGGTGGAATTCTTGCTTTTAGCGGCGGCGGTTCCAAAGCAGAAGAGAGCCTTGAAAAGTCGTTGCAAAAAATGACCGGTGTAAACACCAGTACGATTTACAACTGGCAACAATGGTTTGATAACAGCCTAAAAAAGCAATATGAAAACGATTTGGAATTAGGTCTAACCAAGAAAGAAGCCGAAGAAAAAATTAATGTTGAGTCAAATTTTGCCAGGCAGTTTATTGATCAGTATTTGATACCCCGCTTTAATCAATCTAAGACTGTTAGCGAATTCATGGAATACGTTAACGTCAAAGACGAAGAACAAAACCCATTTCAGACTCAGGATATCCTCAACGCTGCTGCAGACGTTGGGCAGCTAAAGTCTCAAAGTTACTTAGATCAAATTAAACAAATTCAAGACGCTTACTTTGACCCAAGGTTTTATTTTGATCCCAACAACAATTTAAAATCAGAACAAATCAAAAGTCTTGCGGGAGTTAAACAGCAGCAAGAGTCCTATCAAAAACAAGCGGAAACAGTCGCGGCTGATTGGGAAGAGGCAAAGAAACAATTCGCGGCTCAGAACGGGTATTGGTACCAGCAAGCCTATAGGTTTGGCGTCGATCCAAACGATAAAGATGCATTCGCAAAACTGCATTTCCAAGTGAAAGGGCAAGCGCAGGGCTTTGATGCGGCAGAAGACTTGTGGACGCCCGCAAAGGTTCAAGATTATATTTATGCCACAATTCTTCCGGCAATTAAAAATCAAGTTGACAACATGTCAATCTTTGGTGAATTTTTAAAGCCGGACGAGTTTACTGATAATTTACTTTCTAGTGCCAATGTGAACCCGGAAGACAAATCAACCTGGGGCGAAGTGCTCAAAACCTTTGGTTTGGACACATTCCAAGGTTCGTATGATGAATTAAAAAGTTACATTTCAGATACGTTTAAAACGGTTTCCGCGCTAGAACTCAATGAGCAACTGAAAGAACTTCAAAAAAAAGGTATTAAACCAACTCAAAAAAACCTTGGTGTTTTTTATATTGAAAAGCCAACTGATACGGCCGCTACCCCAGAAGGAGAAACCGCACTTTACAAAGCATTTAAACAATACGGATATGCCGGAGATGAAAAAGAGTTTTACGAAAACTTCTTCCCTGACTTAGATATTGAAGAGCAAAAGCTTTTAACTCAAGCCGGAGGCGGTACGGGCGGATTAAAGTTTATTGACCTAGAGAAGCAAGACCCCCTTTCCGCCTTTGGGACGATTGAAAAACTCATGGGAGGCGAAGAGGATGGCTTCACCAATATTTTCTCTTTGGCGGACAAAGAGGATGATAAAGATAAAGAAGATTACTTTAAATTAGGATTGGATGATGAAGATGAAGATTACAAGTCCAAAACGGGCGCTTCAATTCTCGGTGAATTCACATCTTTCTTTAAAGGTTTCTGATGGCCGACAAACGTAAAAAAGCTGCGGCGGCCGCCAAGATCGCTAAAGACAAGATGACTTGCAACAAGCCGCAAAAAACTCCCAGCCATCCGACCAAGAGCCATGTCGTCAAGGCCTGCAAGGATGGAGAAGAAAAGATCATTCGCTTTGGTCAGCAAGGCGTAGAAGGCGCAGGCAAGAATCCCAAAACTGAAAAGGACAAGGCACGTCGCAAGTCTTATTACGCTCGACATAATGCTCAAGATCCAAAACCTGACATCATGTCAGCTCGATATTGGAGCCACCGTGTAAAATGGTGACGCCTCACCAGCCTAAAAATGGCTAAACCTAAATCAACCACTGTTCTTAAAATTGAATCCCGTCCCAAAAAAACTAAACAAGGACAAGGGATGAATTCCAAACCTAATCACGGTCGCAAGAAATTGCGCGGTCAAGGGAAATAATTTGTGTATGATTGGGGGTAATAGAAAAGTGTTATCCCCATGTCTGACGTTACTCGTGCAATTACTTTAATTCGTAAGTACGAGGGTTTTAACGAAAAGGCTTACCCCGATCCTTATACCGGTGGTGAGCCTTATACACTTGGTTATGGCACTCAGTTCTATCCGGATGGATCTCCGGTTAGAAAGGGGCAACTTTGTTCAAAAGAAAAGGCATTGGAATATTTATTTCATGAAGTGCATTTAATTGAAGGGCAGCTGGAAAAACTAAACTTGGGTTTGGACAACTGCATGGCGCAAGCCTTGATTTCTTTTGTTCATTCCATTGGGTGGGAGCCTTTTTTGTACAGCGAAATCGTCGACTGCATTGATCGGGAAGATTTATTTGATGCAACACAGTCAATGGGAAACTGGATCTTCGACGCGGATCACAAAGTTGTTGGTGGTTTGATCGATCGTCGCAGAGAAGAAATCAACCTATTCCTCGAAGAGATTAACGCCAACCCTTGGTCCTCGACGGAAATTCTTCTTCGAGCTTTCCGCAACTACAATGCTGCGCCGCACCAGGTTCGCGCAATCAGGACATTAGAAGAAAGCATCAGTCCGTACATTCTGTCTCGATTTGCCAACGATTTTGACATTGAAAGCTCTCCGTGGGCATCTTTCACAGACGAAGAGCTGGATTCGATATTTATCATGTAGTCTTAGAATAATTAAATCTAAGGCTGAGGATTACATGGAGCGTTCAGTCGAACCACGTGAGTTTCAACTCCCCTTGGAACTGCAATTCTCCATGCGTAAGGCTGAGCTTGCCGCCCAAGAAATGACTTGGGATCAGCTTTACTCTGCCCTTTTGAACTTATACCACCAACGCTTGATGGAATGGTATGCCATTAAGTCGTTGATGGCTGACGAAAATATTGAGCTGGACTGGGGCATTCCCACAGACATTGAACTGGTCGAACTCGCCGCCAGTTGCATTGGCGACGACGATGACGACGAGGACGACGAGCTTCAGCCGTTTTAAACTTCGTTTATCTCGATAAGACGGTCCAAGTACCAGCGGCATTTTTTTAAATCTTGAACGCCGCCTTTATTGCGCCAACGCCACAAATACTTCACGCAATTGGCCCGGAGATAACCTTCATATTCTTCTTGGGTCAGCTGTGCTTCAATGGCTTCAATACACTCAATCCCGCCCGTCTCTGCGTAATGAGACGGATGGTTGACTAGATCTTC